ACTGGTATTTTTGATCCAAAGACAACCAATATTGCCGACTATAAAGGGTATTATTTAGAATCCGGAAGTGGAAAACAAACTCAAGATCCTAGTAAGGCTTATGGGTTTGTATCGCATTCAGGTAAATTTACTAGATTTGGAAGCACGGACAATTCAAGTCGTAGAGAAGCAATTAAAGAAGCTGAAAGAAAAAAGAAATTATATATGCAAGAGCAGTCTAGATTAAGAACAATGCGACAGGACCGCATTGATTATGCAGAAGCAGGTGGCGTAATTAAGCCGGCTAAGAAAAAAGACCCCAAATCAGGAGCATAAAATGTGGAAATTGCTTGTTGGATTACTAAAAGGCGGTGATAATAGAAAATCCGTTGCTGGTAATTTAGCCTGGGAAATACGAGAAGCCATAAAAGGCAAAGAGTTAGATCCTAATGAATTAATTTCTATACAAACAAAAATAAATGAAATAGAAGCTGGCCATCGAACTGTATTTGTTGCTGGCTGGCGCCCATTTATTGGCTGGGTTTGTGGTGTAGCTTTAGCATATAATTTTGTAATAAGAGATTTGTTTATATGGGCATTACAACCGCAAGATGTACCTCCAGCATTACAGATGGAACATTTAATGACCGTTTTGTTAGGTATGTTAGGATTAGGTGGCTTGCGAACATATGAAAAGATAAAAGATAAAGTAAAGTAATAATAATCAATTTAAATTTAATCAAATGGAAAAAGTAGAAAAAAAAGTAACTGAAGAGCAATTAGCTAAAATTAAAGAGAATCAAACTGCAATGAATAACAAGCTTAGGGATTTAGGTTTTTTAGAAAATCAAAAGCATATCTTATTGCATGAATTTGCCGGATTAACGCAAGATAGTGATGATCATAAAAAAGAGCTTGAAAAAGAATATGGAGCGGTTAGCATCGATTTAGAAACGGGGATTTATACTGAAATAGAAGAATCTAATAAATAATATAAATGTCACGTGTTATAAGAAAAATCAGCATTGGATCTGATTATAAAAATGATGCTATGCATTATTCCCTTGAACAAGAAGTTTACGGAGGTCACAAAATAGCTTATATCATATTTGAAGATACTGATAATTCTTATAATATACATATAAAAAAGAATAATGAGGTGGTGCCATGGAAAAAATTTAATTCTAATATGGCAATTTCAGTAGAGTATGATTTAAAATATGAATAGTCTTTATAATTTTATAGTAGAGCCTATAGGTGAAAGATATAATAATTCAATTAATATAGGTGAAAATAAATTAGTATTAAATTCTAGCATAGAATCTTTTAAGTTTATAAATAAACTAGCAAAAGTAATTAGTACACCTTTAGCTTTCAAAACTGTTATAAAACCGGGTGATGAAATAATAATACATCATAATGTTTTTAGAAGGTATTATGATATAAGAGGTAAAGAAAAAAATAGTAGTAAATACTTTAAAAACAATCTTTACTTTTGCCAACCGGATCAAGTGTATCTTTATAAAAAAAGTAATAAATGGCATTCGTTTATGGATAGATGCTTTGTAAAACCGGTTATTAATAAAGATTATTTAAAGCAAGAAAAAACTAAAAGCCTTGTTGGTATACTAAAATACGGAAATAGCTCGTTAGAAGCTCTTGAAATAAGCCCAGGAGACACCGTTGGGTTTACGCCAAATGGCGAATGGGAGTTTATAGTAGATAATGAGCTTTTATATTGTATGAAATCAAATGATATTGTTATTAAATATGGACATCAAAAAAACGAAACTGAATATAATCCAAGCTGGGCAAAGAGCAGTTGAAGAATTAATTAAAGTAGCAAAAGAAGATATTGTAGATTCTGATGATGACATATCTGCTGATAGATTAAAAAACGCTGCTGCAACTAAAAAATTAGCAATATTTGACGCTTTTGAAATATTAAACAGAATAGATCAAGAAGAAAAATTATTGCAAGAAATTCCAGAATCTAAAAAACAATTTGGTGGATTTGCGGAAAAAAGATCTAAATAATGTACCAACAGAATCTATATTTTATAGCTAAAGACTATATAAAACCTAAAATTATAAATAGAAATAATAGGTATAAAAAATGGGAATATGGCTATAATAAAGAATATGATATTATAATAATAAGTAAAACAGGTAAAATAGGTGAAATATATAATATACAAGGTTTATATATTGCTTTACCATTAATTGAACAATGTTATAAAAAATCAAATAAAAAAGAAGATCAATACTGGCAAAAATTTGAATATCCTAAAGTATTAAAAAAAATAAAATCAGTTTTTGATTGGGAACAATACCCTGATAATTTTAAAGAAAACTGGTACGATTTTATAGATAATGAATTTAAATATAGAGAAGAAGGTTTTTCGTTCTATAATAATGGTATCAAAACTTATATTACTGGGACTCATTACATGTACTTGCAGTGGACTAAAATTGACGTTGGGGCCGCTGAGTTTAGGGAATCAAACAGATTATTCTATATTTTTTGGGAAGCGTGCAAAGCAGATACCAGATGTTATGGAATATGCTATCTTAAAAACAGACGGTCTGGGTTTAGCTTCATGGCATCGAACGAAACTGTTAACCAAGCAACCATGTCAAGCGACTCGAGATTTGGAATTTTATCGAAAACTGGGGCTGATGCCAAAAAAATGTTTACAGATAAAGTCGTTCCAATATCAACCAATTATCCTTTCTTCTTTAAACCAGTTCAAGATGGAATGGATAGACCAAAAACAGAACTTGCTTATAGAGTACCCGCTTCCAAATTAACTAGACGTAAAATAGAAGTAGGAGAGCAATTAAAAGATATTGACGGTCTTGATACTACAATTGATTGGAAAAATACAGGTGACAATAGTTATGACGGTGAAAAATTAAAACTTTTAGTTCATGATGAATCCGGGAAATGGGAAAGGCCTGATAATATAATAAACAACTGGCGAGTAACAAAAACAACTTTAAGATTAGGAAGTCGTATTGTGGGAAAATGCATGATGGGATCAACATCAAATGCATTAGATAAAGGCGGAGAAAATTTTAAAAAAGTATATGAAGGATCAGATGTTACAAAAAGAAATAATAATGGTCAGACTAGTTCAGGACTATATTCTTTGTTCATACCTATGGAATGGAACTACGAAGGCTTCATTAATATGTATGGAATACCTGTATTCGACACTCCAAAAACCCCAGTTAAAAGTATTGATGGAACCGAAATAGAAATAGGTGTAATAGATTATTGGAATAATGAGGTAGAGGGTTTGAAGCAAGATCAAGATGCTTTAAATGAATTTTATAGACAATTTCCTCGTACAATTCAACATGCTTTTAGAGATGAAACTAAACAATCTTTATTTAATCTAACTAAAATTTATGAACAAATAGATTATGTTGATGATATTAAATATAGTAGTTTAGTTACTCAAGGAAATTTTCAGTGGGAAAATGGCGTAAAAGATACAAGAGTAATTTTTATGCCAAATAATCAAGGAAGATTTTTTGTTTCTTGGGTACCACCTTATCATTTGCAAAATAAAATAATAATAAAAAATAATATAAAGCATCCTGGTAATGAAGATTTAGGAGCATTTGGATGCGATAGTTACGATATTTCAGGCACAGTAGATGGCCGAGGTTCTAAAGGTTCTTTACATGGGCTAACAAAGTTTACTATGGAAGACGCTCCCCCTAATCAATTTTTTTTAGAATACATATCTAGACCCGATAATGCAGAAATATTTTTTGAAGATGTATTAATGGCATTAATATTTTATGGAATGCCAATACTAGCGGAAAATAACAAACCTAGACTTTTATATTATATAAAGCGTAGGGGATATAGAGGATATTCAATGAATAGACCTGATAAAATTTACAATAAGCTTTCAGTAACAGAAAGAGAAATAGGAGGAGTACCAAATTCCAGTGAAGATATGAAGCAAGCTCATGCAGCAGCTATTGAAACATATATAGATACTCATATAGGCTTTAATGGAACAGATTACGGTAATATGTACTTTATAAGAACTTTAAATGATTGGTCTAAATTTAATTTAAATAATAGAACAAAACACGATGCTTCTATTAGTTCAGGATTAGCTATTATGGCTTGTAATAAAAATAAATATGCACCTGTATCTAAAAAAGTATTTATGCCTTTGAATTTAAAAATGAGAAAATACAACAACGATGGAATTACGTCAAAAATAATTTAAATAGATGGTTTATACAAATTACAATAGTTCATTTCCAGACCAAGTAGTATCTGATGAAATAAAAAACAGCTACGATTATGGCGTACAAGTTGGACAAGCTATTGAAAATGAATGGTTTAGACAAGACACCGGAGGAGATAGGTATTTACAAAATTTTCAAAATTATCATAATTTAAGATTATATGCTAGAGGTGAGCAATCAGTTCAAAAATATAAAGATGAATTATCTATAAATGGGGATTTATCCTATTTAAATTTAGATTGGAAAATTGTACCAATTATTCCTAAGTTTGTTGATATTATAGTAAATGGCATGACAGATAAAGGCTACGAGATACAAGCTTACGCCTCTGATCCTTTTGCTTTAGAAGAAAGAACACAGTTTGCATTTAATGCTTTAAGGGATATTCAAAATAAAGAATATATAGAAGAATTAAATAAAGCTACAGGGCAAAACTTTTTTTCTAGTTCTCAACCTGAAAAACTACCAGCTTCAAGAGAAGAATTAGATGTTATGTTGCAATTAGACTATAAACAAAGCATTGAAATTGCAGAAGAAGAAGCTATAACAAATGTTTTTGATTATAATAAGTATAATGAAATAAAAAGAAGAATTGCATATGATTTAGCGGTTTTAGGGATTGGAGCTTCAAAAACAAATTTTAATTTATCAGAGGGAGTTAAAGTAGAGTATGTTGATCCCGCTTCTCTTGTGTACTCATATACAGAAGATCCTAACTTTGATGACATATATTATGTAGGTGAAGTTAAAAATTTAAGCTTATCAGAAGTTAAAAGACAATTTCCTTATTTAACAGATGCTGATTTAGAAGAAATACAAAAATATAAGGGGCCTAGTAATTATAGCAATTATGTTAGAAATTACAATGGAAACACAGATGATAATTTAGTTTCTATTTTATTTTTTGAGTATAAAACTTATAATAATCAAGTTTTTAAATTAAAGTATACAGACCAAGGATTAGAAAAAATATTAGAAAAGCCTGATACATTTAATCCACCAGAAAGTGATAACTTTGAAAGAATAAGTAGAAGTATTGAAGTATTATACACCGGAGCAAAAGTTTTAGGAATGCCTAAAGTATTAGAATGGAAAATGTCAGAAAATATGACACGACCATACGGAGATATTACTAAAGTAAATATGAATTATTCTCTTTGTGCTCCTAGAATGTACAAAGGAAGAATTAGTTCGGTTGTTGAAAAAATTACAACATTTGCTGATATGATACAACTTACTCATTTAAAATTACAACAGGTTTTATCTAGAGTAGTTCCAGATGGGGTTTATCTTGATATGGATGGATTATCTGAAGTAGATTTAGGAAATGGTACTAATTATAATCCAGCAGAAGCACTAAATATGTATTTCCAAACAGGAAGTATAGTTGGTAGATCTTTAACCCAGGAGGGTGATTTAAATCGTGGTAAAGTGCCTATTCAAGAATTGCAGACATCCAACGGTATGGCTAAAATACAATCCTTAATAACTACATACCAATATTATTTACAAATGATCCGCGATGCTACAGGACTAAATGAAGCTGTTGATGCTAGCACTCCTGATAAAAATGCATTGGTTGGATTACAAAAAATTGCAGCTGCTAATTCTAATACTGCTACAAGACATATATTAAAAGCTTTAATGTATATTACTATAAAAACTGCAGAAAAAGTAGGATTAAGAATTAATGACGCATTACAATTTCCTTTAACTAAAAAAGCATTGCTGAGTAGCATTAATACATTTAACGTTAGCACTTTAGAAGAAATACAAAAATTAGATATACATAATTTTGGAATATTTTTAGAATTAGAGCCAGACGCCGAAGAGAAAGCGCTATTAGAACAAAATATACAAGTTTCTTTACAGCAAAATGCTTTGAATCTTGAAGATGCTATTGATATTCGTGAAATACGAAATATGAAATTAGCTAATCAAGTATTAAAATTAAGAAGAATACAAAGACAAGAGCAACAACAAGCTGCTCAATTAGCTAATATACAAGCACAAGCTCAAGCAAATGCTAAAACAGCTGAATCTGCAGCATTGTCAGAAGTACAGAAGCAACAAGCTTTAGCTGATACCAAAGTACAAATTGAAAAAGCTAAATCTGATTTTGAAATAAATAAAATGGAACAAGAAGCCTTCATTAAAAAACAGTTAATGGCAGAAGAGTTTCAATATAAAATGAAATTAGCTCAAATACAAGCAGATGCTTTAGCTAATAAAGAAAAGCAAATAGAAGATAGAAAAGACGAAAGAGTAAGAATACAGGGAACACAACAATCTGAACTTATTGATCAAAGAAAAAACGACTTATTACCTAAAGATTTTGAGTCAGCAGGTAATGATAGCTTAGGCGGCTTTGGATTAGAGCAATTTGAGCCTAGGTAATTTTTATTAATTAATTTTATATTATTATATTATGTCAACAGAAGTAAGACAAGAAGGAGAGTTTAAAATGAAAAAGCCCTCTAAGCCAAAAAAACTGGTAGATGAAAACAAAATTACAAAAGTTGAATTAAAAGATTCAAAACCAGTTGAACAAATTCCAGATGAAGTTACCAAAGTGGTAATACCTAACGAACCAGAAAATAAAACTAATGCCGTTCAAACACAAGAGACAGATGATAGCAATGCTGTTGTCAAAGAACCCGAAGACGGTAAAGACAGCGAAGGAGTGGCTGAAGAAGTACGGGACACCGAAAAAGAAGTAGAGTCCCCTATTAAGCTAGTAACTGAAGATAAAGAAAATAATTCTGAAGATGCTCAAATAGTTAAAAGCAATGAAACTTCTAATGCTACACAGCAAAAAGAAATATTACCGCAAGAAAAACCACAAGAATTACCTGAAGGTGTAAATAAACTTCTAAAATTCATGGAAGAAACCGGGGGTACTGTAGAAGATTATGCTAGGTTGAATGCGGATTATTCTAATGTAGATAATAATACATTATTAAGAGAATATTATAAAACAAGTAGACCTCATTTAGATTCAGAAGATGTGTCTTTAATATTAGAAGACTTTACATGGGATGAAGAAATTGATGAGGAAAGAGACATACGCAAGAAAAAAATTGCGTTTAAAGAAGAGGTTGCGAAAGCTAAAAACTTTTTGGAAGAAACTAAAAGTAAATATTACGAGGAAATAAAATTACGTCCTGGTGTTACTCAAGAACAACAAAAAGCAGTAGATTTTTTCAATCGCTATAATAAAGAACAGCAAAATAAAGAAGTTTATGTAAAACAGTTTCATGAAACTACTGATAATTATTTTTCTAAAAATTTCGAAGGTTTCGATTTTAATGTAGGAGATAAAAAATTCAGATATGCTATAAAAGATCCTGTTTCTACGGCTAATAACCAGAAAGATTTAACCCAATTCGTTGAGACGTTCTTAAACGATAAAGGTGAATTACAAGATCCTGGAAATTACCATAAAGCTCTTTATACCGCTAGGAATACTGACCAAGTTGCAAATCATTTTTATGAGCAAGGCCGTGCCGATGCTATTAAAGAACAAATTGCTAAATCAAAAAACATAACAACGGAACCTAGGCAAACTGCCGCTGGAGAAGTTTTTATCAATGGTTTAAAAGTTAGGGCTATTAGTGGAGCTGATTCAAGTAAATTAAAAATAAAAAGTAAAAAATTCTAACTAATTTAAAAAAATTAAAAAATGGCAAATGTTGCACCCGCTTTTGGCTCGATTAAACCAAGCCAGAAGCAACAAGTACTTATTGACAATTACCTAAGTTTTACGGATGGTACTAATGACTTCGCTCAACAGTATCTACCTGAAATTTACGAACAAGAAGTAGAAAGATATGGAAATAGAACTCTTTCTGGTTTCTTGAGAATGGTTGGCGCTGAAATGCCAATGACTTCCGACCAAGTTGTATGGTCTGAACAAAATAGACTACATGTAGCTTATGACAATGTAACTGTTGCAACAGGTACTACTTTAACATTCGTATTGGATGCTACTGCTGGAGCCGGTTTTGTTGCAAACGTTATTTCTGCAAATGACACTATTGTCCTTATGGATCCTGCTACAGGAAAAGAACTAAAGTGTTTTGTAGAAACTAGTGTTGATACTTCGGCTACTTTGGCTACCCTAACTGTTAAGCCTTATACTCAAGGAGATCTAGTTGCTACTGGT